TATTGTTTCGCATTCTCCTGTAAATCGTTGGACGTCGTGCTCACCAAATCTCGAGTGCACGTTCATTTTCCAATCTCTGTAGGTGTTGATCATGTCAATCGGCGCGCCCATTCTTTCGTAGACCTTGATGCAAGCTTCCATGATAATGCCGTTTTGCGACTGATCAAAAGCCGTGTAATCAATGCTCTGTCCACTACTGGAACGCCAATGTTCTTTACACCATTCATCAAGTGTTGAAGGAGATGTGCCAATGTGCACGTACAAGTTGTCCGGCAAAGATTTCAAAAGGCACTGCGTCATGACTCGCGTGAAGCCTCCGAGTTTGTGAAAGATCGCATCGTGCATGGTAGCTAAGGTTTGCAAAGGCTTGGCATCCCCGTTCAAAGTTTCAGGCTTGCATTTGTATTCATTCTTGAAGCCTATGTCGATGAAATTTTCGGGGTGCACGTTGTACTCGTAGCCGTAAGCAAAACTCGCTCTCTCACGTGCGTTGGCGACTATTGTACTGGTCTTGCGATCGAATCTATTGGCCTCATTGGCTAGCACGGCTTCGTCGTAGTCATAGTCATTGTAGCGGTAGCGGCCCAGATTGGGAATCATATCACACACGCTGTTGAAAAGCGCGTTCACGACATCTTGATTGGTCATGACAGTGACTTGTTTCTCAACCGAATCAGCAAAACGCAGACGTTTCTTGACAGCCGCGTTTCTAGCCGTGGAGTCCTTGTTTGACATTTTGTGTGCGCCTTCTATGAAAGCCGGATCAGCACCCGTTTTGGAAACAACGGCGTTGGTGTTGTGCACATCGGATCGGACTTTGAATCTAGGGGTTTGACCATCAATATTGCCATCCGGAAATTGCTCGCTAGGACCGGTCTTTTCGTGCCAGAGTTCACGTAACTCATTTGGTTTCGTATTTAAGAATGCTTCACGCAAGGCATTTGGTTCCATCCTCACGCTTGATTGTTTAAGCACGCTTTTCTTGAAGACATCCAATGGTTTGTCTGGCTCTTTGATCTTTACCGGGTCGACTAGCTGGGAATACGCGAGAGCATCCAGATTTTCTACGGTTTCGCCCTTGCGATTCTTGTGTTCCTTGTAGGCGCTTTCCGCCCTGGACTTGCGACCACCTTCCATAAGCCACGATGGTTCATCTTTGTGCACATCAAATCTTTTAAGCGAATAACCTCTAGGATCCGAGTCATCTTTGAGAAGCACAGGAACATGCATCATCTTGTGATTGGTAACCTCGGATAGAGGGAACGCCAACTCGCGAAGGCACCAAGAACTTTCCGTAGCGTTGCCAAGATAAGCAACCAAGTCAAAAGGCGGAAGGCTTTCTAGCGAAGTGCCATGTGTCAACAGCCAAAGTCTGTGCAAAAGAGGATTTTGGACAACCATGTTTCGGTATTGCCCTTCGAACACAAAGTCGAAGAAAAGTGAAACATCCTTTTTCCCTCTCGTAACCGCAGTCCACAACGCATTGTGGTCTGGGTGCTTCAGGTACGTTATGTTTATTTCGACAGTGTAGTCCTCATTGTAGTCTTT